CAGATCCACCGTTGTCATACTTCTGTATGAACCCACCAGCCTTGAGTGCGTTGCTTTGACCTCCGCCGACAATGGAATCAGCCATAGCCATAGCTTCTTCCCTGCTCATCCCGGTCGAAACCAAGTATTCAACAATGCCCATGTTTCCCATCTTGGGCCTGTTCATTAAATCCATTCCGCCACCAACAGAACCACCGCCAGCCATCATCTGAACAGGAGGCTGGGGAGTAGGAGGCGCAGCGGCCATCTGGGGCGGAGCCTGAGGAGGCATCATGGAACCAATGCCTTGCTGGGCAGAGGCAGGCATAGACGGGGGCATAGCCGGAGGCATAGACGGAGGCTGACCCATTATCTGCTGGGACATCGCTAGATACTGGTCAACCATCGGGGGCTGCTGCATCTGCTGTTCAGCTTCATTGGCCTGAGCTTCCTGCATCTGCTCGCCACGACGCTTGATCTCATCCATGCCGAGAAGCTGCGCGGCTTTGCCAGACTGTCCCTGTGCAACTCGCTGGACAGAGCCCATGTCGAGGTTGCGAAGCATTTCCTGAAGTTCTAAAAGATTTGCACTCATTTTATTAGCCCTGAGCCCCGTAGTAAGCGCCAGCAGCGCCAAGTCCTGCGATGCCTAACCCTGCGATTGTCTGACCGATACCGGGACCGCCGCCGCCACCAGTGGTTTGCGTTTGGTTTGACATTGTTGCGTAGGGAGTTCCGGAGAGGAGGCTAGTGAACCAATTCAACTGGTTTCTCCTCCAATCTCTTCTATCCAAGAAATCCTGATATGCCTGATCTCGGATAGCCTGCTGCATCTCCCTGCCACGAACACCAGCCTGCTGGAGAGCATTGATTCTCTCTAGGGCCTGAGACTGCTGGGTCTGAGCGAGACTCTGAAGCTGAGATCCCGCATCTAGCCCAAGTCTCGCTCCGGCTTGTCTGGCTGCGACATCGCTGGCGAAAGCCTGCTGGGCCTGATCGAAGGCTCCGAATCTAGTATCAGCTTCATACTCCCTCATCGCCCGGAAGGCTTCATCGGAAACTCTGCCAGCTTCCCTAGCGCCCATGAGAGTTCCTCTTCCTCCCATGATTCCAGACTGAATGGCTGCGTCAGAAGATCTTCTCCTTGCATCCCCCATCGCGCCCTGGTAATCGCGCATCATACGCTCTCGGCCTAGATCCAGCACATTCTCCAGATACGGGTTCATGTACCTTCCGGCTTGGTCGGGAAACATGGGGGTATCAAACCCCACTCTGGAAGCCTGAGTAGCAATACCTCTGGCTTGACCAAGCTCAGGTCTTGGGCCTTGGTCATAAAGAGACTGGACACCCTGGAAAGCCTGACGCTCCATAGGGGTGAAGCCAGCAATCCTTTGCCCCTGATACTGCTGATAGGGCTCTCTGGCTAAAGATCTTCCCGATGCGGCAATACCCTGCCAGTACGGCCTAGACCAATCGGGTAGATCCTGTATGACTCTTTGAGTACCGCCACCGCCACCGCTACCGCCCATAAGGCTCTCCGATCATATTCGCCATGATTCCATCATTGAAAGGATCAGGCTGCTCAGTCGATCCGGTCTTTACCGTTCTGACTTGATCCATAAAATTATAGAGCTTTGCGGCTCCATTCTGGTTGTTCCCATCTCCAAGATGAGAAACTACATCTGCCGGAACGACAAACTCCCCACTCGAAAGGGCTGCTGGCTGGGAGCCATCGATCGACGCGGGAACGGTGTCGTCCATTCCACCTGCAATCCCGCCGATATAACCTCCCTCTGCGAACAAGCCCGGAGGTTCATTCTCTGGTCCCCCTACATCTAAAGAGTTTTGCAGGTAATCAGGGGTAGGTCTTAATCCGAATCGATTATTGTACTCTGAAGGTATCGAGACGTTCTGGTCAAAAGAGAACCCGCCTTCCCTCTCTTCGATAATAGAATCAACCTGACTCGCCAACGGTCTAAACACAGCAGACGAAAGGAAGGCCATTCTTTCTAGCTCTGGCATCCCGAGTAAATCTTGTTCAGACCCAACGGATCCAAGTCCATAATCCCTAGCAAGATCTTGGAAAATAGGTATAAAGCCTCCCCAGCCGGAATCCTCAGATCCAGACATGAAATGCTCTATATCAAATACGTCAGTATTTCCTTCATCCCAAGAACCTATGTCTTCATAGCGGGAGTTGTGTATCCGCTCTATGGGAACTCCTGTAGTGTCGGAGTAATCCACTAGGGCTTCAAACAAGCTCTGCTGTACAAGCGGATCGGTTGCGATATCAAAAGTCCAAGGGTTTCCAAACTCTCCGCCAGCAAAAGCTCTTGCTGCCCTATAAGACCTACCATACGGTCTTGTTTGGACTAACTCATCAAACTTCTCATTCATCCACTCAGAGTCTTCCCCTCCGAACCTGAAGCCATCGCCGTACTGTAAGACGGGTTGGTCTTCGTAGCTTACCAAGTCTGCATCAATGGGTCTGGAAAGATATCGCTCCCCAGTGACTAACTGGGGACCACCTGAAACCGATCCTCCCGGTTGCGGGGTGAATGGCACATTTATGTAGTATTGATACTCCGCAACAGGCATGTTGGGATAATCATCATAGAATGCAGGGCGTTCAGTTTCCGTGAATAAGGTCTCGTCATAGACAGGGTTAGAAGATCCAAAGTTTGTTCTAAACGCTTCCCCAAGATCCAGCGTAGCTTCGGGGCCAGTATAAAAATCTGCAACATCAGACAAGGCTCTTTGGGAGTCTGTGTAAAGATCGTAAGTGCCCTCTGACGTAACAGGGACATCGACTGCCGTTATCCCATCGTCATTGGGAACGGCAGCAATTCCGGGGGGAGGATTAAAGTAGTTGGAGTGGTCGTCTCTTACCCTTTCGCCAGTCTCAACATTCTCGACGTAATCCCCATCAGGGCTTCTTACTATCCTCTCCCCTTCTCTCAGGGCAGGGAAGAAGCTCTGGCCGTACTCATCATAATAAAAGGGATACATTTCTTCTGTATCCCAATCGGCGTATTCTATTTCCCTTCCCTGATTATCTAGCTCTACATCTGCTGCATCATCCTGTCCATCATCCTGTCCTGCATCTTGCTGAGCAGCATCCTGCTGAGCAGGAGCTTGCTGATCAGGAGCTTGCTGAGCAGGAGCTTGCGGGGCAGGAGCTTGCTGATCAGGAGCTTGCGGGGCAGGAGCTTGCGGGGCAGGAGCTTGCGGGGCCTGTCCCGCCTGAGGAGTGAAATCTCCAGATGATATAAGAGAGATTAGACCGACAGGATTTTGCGCTAAGTACGCAGCCTCTTCCTGCGACACAAGACCAGCAGCAACATAATCTCTCAATAGATCCATTGAGGATCTAATAATATCTTCTCTCTCCATTGGATCGACAGAGATCTGTTCAGCATCATATAGAGCAGCCTGGAACTTGTACTGGTCTCCGTACTGATCGATTACCCCTGCGTAGGAGTTGAGGGCGTTAGCAATGGCGTTGTACTTGCTTGGCTCATACTCCTGCATGGCGGCTAAGTAGTCTCTAGTAGAGGTGTAGCCAGCATCCTGAGCCTCTAGGGCCAAAGAACCTACGAAGTCATAGGCAGTCTGAACGACGTTCATCTCGTCGCCAGTCAAGAAATCCCCTTCGTAATCAACAGGAACTCTGAACTCTGCTTCAGACCAGTCCTGCCTAAACGGGTCTCTCTCCGTAGGTCCGTAGACAGCCTCTATGCCTTCAGGAGCCAAGTCCTGAGGACTTAAAAATCTATAGCTTTGATCCAGGGCGGAGTAGAAATCATAAGAAAGAGGGTCTTGATCGGGGAAGTTCTGAGCGAGAAGCTCTTGCCCGACAGGGAGAACTTGGCCTCCCGGTCCTACGATAAGGCTAGGCTCTTGAGCTTCTGGCTGTACCTCGGGGAAAGTCTGGAATATGTCAGCTTCTCCAACCTCACCCATAGTCCCAAAGTCAATACCAAATTGCTCAGATAAACTCTGGATACCCTGAGGCTCCTGTTCAGCAGGCTCTTGCTCGGGGTAAGTCTGAAAAAGTTCAGATTCGCCAATCGGGGGTCCAGTGTAAATCGGGTCAGACATTTTTCATCCTAAACTACGCTGCCAGAACCCGGAAGGGTTCCGATCCCAGCGCGATGTCTTCTTTTTATTTTCTCGTAGGGGCTTTCCGCTCTCTCAAGACGACGAGGAGCAGGAGCGGGAGCAGGCATCGGAGGAGGCGCTTGCTCCTGACTTTCAGATTGATTCATAATCGACTGAAGGCCAGAAGCTCCGGCTTTCGCAAGACCCTTCTTCGCGGCTGCGGAAAGACCTGTAGGCTGAAGACCCGCACCAGACATACCTGCCTTTATCGTCGCATCGACCGCAGCTTGGCCCGTGAGGCCAGCAGGGATCTGACTAGCCATCACCCCGCCCCCGAAGCCCGGAGCCAACACGCCCGCGCCCGGAGCCAAGGTAGAGCTTGCCCCCGTGAGGTTTGCCAAATTCGCAGCAGCCGCAGCCTTGCCTGCCGCTATCTGGGATGCCACAGCAGGAGTGCTTGCTGCTAACGGACCCGTTCCTGCTGCCACCCCAGTTGGCGCGACAGCGGGCGCTAGAGCTGAAGGCACAGCAGTAGCCCCTGCTCCGGCACCTACACCAGCAGCGGCTCCAAGACCGGCAGCGCCAGTACCAAGCATACTGCCTATTGCCAGCCCCTTAAGAGCGCCTTCCTTGCCACCCGCGATTCCGCCAATCCCAGCACCCAGGGCCCCGCCACCTAGAGCCCCTACTGCCAGCTTCCCGAGGAGGGGGAGCGCAGCGAACCAAGCAAAAGCCTCAGGGTTTCCAGTTTCAGGGTTAATGGTTACTGGACCGAGAAGGGACTGAAGACCCTCAAGTTCCTGAGGCTGGATGTGCATGAGCATGGTGTCGCCATTGCGACCCTTGGAAGCGATTTCTCTCGACTTCTCAACCATGCCGCCGTGGGCGTATCCACTCACCCCACCAGACTCAAGTTCCATAGTGACTTTGTTGTAAAGATCCATCTCAGGGCTAGAGGTGTTTCCAACCTTTCCGCCCATCGCGAAACCGCCCTGAGGCTGCTCGTTGAGGGTGAGCCCCTGCCAGAGTTCTCCCATCCATCTGTCACCAGTACCCACAGGCTCCTGCTGCTGTTGCTGCATCCGGGGTCTAGCCTGAGGTCTAGCCTGAGGCTTGGCCGGTCCACCAGTGATCGGACCCAGCGGCGACTGGTTCGGCATCTTATTCAGCCGCTTGCCAGCAGCCTGCCTCTGGGCAAACTGCTTAGGGGAGGGCTTGTCCTTGGGAGGCGACACATTCCCCATGTTCTGATTCTTCATACCAGCATTAGGCATGGGAGCGCCCATGATGGGAGGAGTGGAAGCCTTGGCCTGGCTTCCCGTGGGGTTCACCTCCTGCGGAGTCTCAAACTGTCCGAAGGTTTTTCTCATCATTTCTTCACCTAGACAACTTCCGTGCCAAATATGTGAATGTTTACATCGCTTCCAGATTCAACAGAAGCGTATATCGCGTCACCGGAAACAAGACCAATACCGAATGACAAGACATCAGTTTCGTTTGCGCTTATTGCTTTGTGATATACGAGATACTGAGAATCATTTATGGTCAATGAAGGGGTTCTGTCAGAAGCCTGAACAAGTCGAATTGAATATCTGGTATTCCCGCTTGCATGATGGCATACAGTCATCGATGAAAAAATTGCCTGCGAGTTCCCCCTAGTTCCAAATCTTCCGCCAGAAGGGCTGGGAACTTCGTATATCAAGGATGCTTCCGTATTCGCATAGGGAGGGCCTTCACCTGGGCTAGTTCCAGTCGGAATCGTCACCATCTCGACAGCGGCTAATACCTTAAATCCATCAGACATAAGTCACGATACCTATCGGCGGGAAAACCATCGCAAGCTTTATGATCTGATTGTTGTCCCGCTTATCTGGGACAACTTGATTGACCACATTGACAGGATTACGGATCTCGCCACGGTAAGGATCACGTTCTCTATTGTAGATTTCATCGGACATTATCTTCTTCCATCCGGCTTCATACGGATTCTAGAATCTCCAAGTTCCCAGCCTGCTCCGGTAGTGGCTGTGTCTTCGTCATAGAATTTAAGAGACATCGTTCGACCACGGACTCGGGTATTCACAAACTCTGTGTCATTTGAAAGAGTCAAAGATCTGGTCGTGGAGGTTGAGGAGGAGGGGTAATTCTTACCCACAACATCAACGAAGATCTGTGGCGTGGTTCCGTACAAGCCACGGAAATCGGGGGCGAACCTGTCAACGAACATGGAATTGTCTCCATCTTCAATGTCGAAGTATCCGCTCTCAATAAACGAATTCATTGCAGATCCGTCGTCCAGATAACCATCTTCATGGTTGTAGATAATGGATCTTTCAATACCTTCCCAAACCCCAGAATCATAGACCCCTCTATCGAAAGAAGCGTTGGGCTTTTCCCTTAGGCCAGAATCAGACCAAGAAGTTCTAGACATCGACCCGTATGCCCATGTCTGATCTACATAATTGAACAAGACATACTTATCCGGCTCTCCGCTGTCGCGGGATGGGTAGAACCAGATGATCTCATTGAAGAGAGAGTTGAGGGCGGAAAACACAACTTCTCTCTTGTCATAATTTAACTCTTCAAATACTTTAGAAAGAACCGAGCAGGGAACCTTCTGTACAGATCTCCCGTCACTCTGATAGAAGTTGTTATCTCCCATCCAATACACAATGCCTCTGGCTGCTTTGTGAGCGTACCTAGAGGAGATAGAGATACCGTCCGCAATCTCCTGCAAGGAAAAAACGGAGTCTCCACCGATGTACTGGAGTGAATACAGGGCGCTGTCTGTCCAGACTAAGATCTGCCTGTCTGATCTGGCTGCGGAAATAATCTTAGAGCCCTTCTGGAGCGGACCACCGCCAGCGGAATTCTGGTCCGTCATTCTCCAAGACCCAGGTCGATCCACGTCGCACCATCGAATAATCATCGGGTCGTAGTTTCCGAATGTGTCTGATGCTCCAAATGCAATGACCTGCCGAGAGGCGGGGTTGGTCATCAGGAAGCCAACCTCTTCGGGAACACCGCCATGACCATCATCAGTAGACAAACCAAGGGATGACATTGGGACTGCATCGGCAAGCATGATTCCAGATGCGTAATCTGTGCTGGAATCAGAGCTAGTGCTGTATGGGTAGCCGTTGCTCATCTTGAGCGACGTGTTCCAGTAGTAGGGCCTGGATCTATCCTTGGCTGCTACGAGGTCTTCACCGAAGGTATCTAAAGACCACACATTGAGTGCGTTCGTTCCGTCAGCCAGAGGGACCGTGGGGTTGCCCCAGGCGGTCCAGTATTGATCTATAAGGAAGACTGAAGTTCCGTCTGCGTGGCCAACGGCAGTTGTTCCTCTCTGGCCTCTCCCGCCTGTAGGCACGGTGAGCACGTTGGCTGCCACAGATTCAAAAGTGATGATCTCAGACTCTATTAGAGCTTCGCCTGAAGAACCAAACGAACTTGCATCCGTTAGGGTTATCGACGTGTCCGTGCTGTTGATCGCGCCATTTAAAGGACTTGATGTGGTGGCTGTAGGAATACCACCCCAGGTTCCTGCACCCCATCCACTGAACTCAGAGAATGTGGACTCGGAAGCCTGGATGTCCCGCATGATGACAGTGCTGCCACCTTGGCCGGACCCACCAGTACCAACTTCATTCACGCTCTCCCCGTCGGCGTGATCCTTAGACATAGATCCGAACTGAGATCTTAAACAACTGGTAAAGGTCAGATTGTCTGATGTAGTTCCTAATTGTATGTATTCATCTCCAATCTTCACAAAGTCATTAGCTTGGAAGATTGGAGATGAGGAATTCAACACGATAGTCGTGTCGGAGCTAGTTATAGATCCGTCCAGCGTGGAGCTAGAAAGACCCGTAGGGGCAGTAGCTATTCTAATCTCAAAGTAGTCACTGGTAAGAACCTTGGTGACTGGAAAACTCTGGGTGGACTTAGTGGTGTCGTACCCCTCAACGGTGGCTCTTGAGGGGTAAAAAAGATCGTCCTTGACCAGAGTGGTGATTCCAGTAAGTGTTCCATCAATCTTTAGAAAGTTTACAAAGTCACCAGAGGCAAGTCCGTGACCAGCGTAGCTAACCAAAACAGTCGTTGAGTTCTGGACTAGATATATCGGGTCGGATAAGTTTTCTAGAAGAAAGGCAGCATCGCCAATAGAATGCGCTGAAGGGATTGTGTTCGCGTAGCCACGGACAGCGCCAGTTGTGTCTGCATTCGCTGACGCGGCGATGGTTATTCTTATAAGCTCGTCGCCAACGGCGTTAGCATCACTACCCATTCTCACGATGTCGCCAACAGACACAGCAAAATCAAACTGCAACGTCGTGGTAGCATCGGTTATGTCAGCATTCGTGAGTGTGCCTTGAGACTTGTAATCCATCGGCGTGATGTCATGGTAAACGCCACCGAGATCTACATAGAGCTTCTTGTCGGATCCGATTGCCATCAGGTTTGCACCAGCAATCGAAGACCAATTCAGAAGAGATCTAGAAATCCCAAGAAACTCATTATCTGAATATTTCGACCAGCCACCAATCTTCTCAGGTCTTCCCTGACGGAACCTAATTAAGTCACAGTCGTACCAGTTTCCTTCAGCGGAATACTGGGTTCCTTCTCTATTTATGCCGGGAGGGAATGTGACTTTTCTGTAAGGCATTCTACTTCCAAGCCTTCACGCGAAGTCTCCAGCTAGACTCAGTAATAAGAGTTTCTGTATTTGAAGTTTTATGAATAAGCCCAAGTCCATTAGAACCAATCGATACAGTAACATCATTACTAGCAGCGCCATCAAAAGTTATAGCAATTCCAGTATTGGCCGTGCTGTATGTATCGGCAGAGCTAGAGATCTTGACATGATCGCCTACCGAATATCCAGCGTCCGCAGTCGTACACTCTAAGTAAGTAGTAACTAGAGATGGAATAGCAGAAAACCCAGTAGTTAAATTCTGCTCAGTATTTGCGGTTACGGCACAAGTGCTTTCAAAGAAGGCCCCGTCTCCACTAACCATGCCGGAGTGGTAGATGCGACCCCAGTTGTCGCTGTCGGAAGCGTCGGTTCTTTTCGCCCTGAACTCTACCGGGTCATCAGAAGTATCCGCCCTAAACCCATTACCGGCAGAGCCAGTGCTAGATGAAAAATTTAAATAGCCACCGCCAGCCTCATGAAGTAGAAGCCCCTCGTCATTAAACATTGCCTGAAGCACGGGGGTAGTCGGAGCAGAACTTATAGGAATTCTAATAGTCACATGATCGGAGACAGATTCGACCTGTAAACCAATACGACCGGCAGAAGCATTTATATGAATTGCTTCAGTTCCCTGATTACTAGAGGTGCTGGAAGACTCTAGAATTATTCTTCCGGTCCCATTTGGAGATACAGTTAAATTTTGATTTGTCGTATTGCTGGTCAGCGTAGGGGTCGCTACAGACGTAGTTCCTGTAACTGACGGCGCACCCACGGATGTAGTTGCTGCAATTATGCCACCTATAACAAGGGCGGTAGTCTCAATTGTCCCTGAGCCTGCGTCTAACGACGTACAAGTGATCGCCCCAGCGTTGGTTATGCCACCGCTATTGTTGTTCAATCCACCACTTATGCTGGCTCCGCCACTACTAACGGTTAAACCGGTTCCTGCTGTTACAGTAGAACCTGCTGTTACTGAAGTCCCTGCGGTTAAAGATCCAGAAACAGATAAATCCGAGCCTGAAAGAACCGCAATAGATCCCCAGCCTCCAGATGTGCTGTTTTTTATTTCTAGTGTGCCTGAGTTGTTTCTTAAACCAAAGCCAGCCGAGCCGGAAGTGCTGGACATATTTAAATATCCATTCGTGGCTACAACCTGAGCGCCGTTAGAATCAACTCGGAATTTATTTGAACTGCTAATCGTGGAAGTAATAGAAGTTGCGTGACTTAAATCATCACAGATTAACTCACCAGCAGTGATGGTGTTGGATGCTCCCGTACCGACGGTAAGACTGGTGCCAGTTATGGCACCACCTCCAATCGTTCCAGACCCAGCAGAAAGCGATGTTCCTGTTATCGCACCACCATCGATTGTTCCAGATCCAACATTAATCGACGTTCCACCGATCGATCCAGAGCTTGTGATCGCGCCGGAATTTATTGTTCCTGCGTTGGTTATATTCCCAGAGGAAAGATTAAGGCTGGTTGCAGTTAATCCGCCTACGCTAGTCGTGCCGCCGCTGAGAGTTCCTGTGGTTTCAATCGTGCCAGATCCAGCATCCAATGAACTTACTGCGAGAGAGCCAGTTACGGAGGAGGTTCCAGTAATCGCTGCTCCACCAGCGGTGACGTTAAGACCGTTCGCTGCGGTAATAGATCCGCTGCCAGATGTAGAGATATTTCCCGTAGCGGCTATGGGGCCAGTGACAGCTAAGGCTCCATTGTCCGCAGGATCAACTTCAATATTTTCATCAGTTCCGTTGCCAATCCTGATGAAGCCTCCCCCAGAGCGGGAGGTGCTTCTCAAGAGAAGATCAGCATCGGCGCTAGAGGTGCCAGTGTTCTGGATTACCGCAACACTTGTTCCGTCATCGCCTATCTCTAAAGTGCTTGCGCTGATCGTTATCTTGTCGTCAGTGGCGTTGCCGATGATTTCATTGTTTTCAAGAGCAATCTTATCCACAGCAAGATTGGCAAGTGAATTTTTAATATCGAAGTAACTGGAGTTACCCGAATTTACCTCGGAGTAGACGCTAGCGGCGTAACCATTCAGGATGGTGAGCCTGTCTCCGTTTGCCCCAGTCCCAACAGAGATGGTGTTGTTGTCATCTCCGTTGATTACGACGCAATTTATCCTCTGGGCAGGAGCAGTATTTACTTGGAAGTTTATACGGAACGGCGTCGGGGTATCGGGTACGTTTATAAACTTTATTATCGAAGACCTTGAGGGGCTAGTGGACTCGTCGGGAACCTGAGCATCAGAAAGATCAATAAGGTGAGGATCGCTTGCTCCACTAAGATCTACCTCTGAAAATCCAGTAATGCCCTGGTTTAGAGACTTCAGGTTGTTGTTGGTGACATCGCCCCAAGACCCAGCCTTGTCGCCAGACCCGATAAGTTCTATTACAAGTCCTTCGGTATAACTAGAAGCCATTACTGAGCCGCCATCATGTTCGGAGCGTTATCCGAATCATTATAAGAAGTGTCTCGGAAGGTTCCGCCTTGCATCACGACAAGAGCCTTGAGAGCTTCCATGAATTTCATTTCGTAGGTTTGAATTAAATTCGGATCGCCCTTCATGAAGATGTATGCCTGAACAAGACATCCATACAAAAGAGCGTTCTTGGCATGGGTACTAAGCCAAGTAGTGTTATCAGCGGGGACTGCTGTGATAGAAGTAGGTTCAAAGTAATAGTTTAACTCATAGCTGTAAGTGCCATCTGAGTACGGAGCAAGGTTTACCGTTACTTGATTGGAGTTATCTACATCATTGTAAAACGAGTAATACTTAGGCTCAGAACGGGAAGCGGTATTGTTAACCGGAGCGTACTCCTGAAGAAAATTAAAATCTTTTAAAAGTAAAAACTTCCAAGGATTATCCGATTCAGTTCCGGACTGCGATCTTATTTTTAAATAAGAAGGCGATATAGGCCCAGTCACAGTGTCAGCAATCGGAGTTATCGAGTTAGCCCCAGCAACAAAATTAGAAGATGCTGTGTCCGTGTTGTAACCAGCAATTCCTACAGTCGAGTTGATCTTCTCCTCCGCCAACACGATGATGTTGTTTTTCTGGGAAGTGTCTCCCCAAAAATCATTCTCCAGCCATTCATCTATGGCTGCGCTCAGTGTTGTAAGAGTGAAGGCTGCCAATTACTTCTTTCCCTTCGGCATACGAGCCTTGCCATAGCCTCTGACAGATCCGCCCTTGCCATACATCTTGGGCTTCATGACAGAGCCGCCGCCAGCAAACTGCGCGTAGTTCTTGTCTTCGTTCTCGATCGGGAGGCCCGTTCTCTGGGCCTCTTTCATGGCCTTGTCATAGCCAGACTGGTCATACGAAAAGTGCTTGCTTCCTACCTTGGGCATTGTTCTCTCCTAGAGATCCGGGTTGTGGAAAGCCACAACCTCTATGTAGTTAATGTCAATGTCGCCAGCGTCGTAGTCAGGGCCAGGATCTGAAGTGTTCTTAGCATGAAAGTAATCCAGCCTTAACCCAGTCAACGTACCGGACCAATTAGGATTGTTACTCATATCCCATACGACTTTAAACTGACTTGCCATATCCCGGTTTTCTGTAGAAAAACCATCAGAAGTTTGAGCATTAGTGAATACTGGCTTGTGCTGTGAGATTTGCGATCTGTCGAGGGAGTAAGGCCAAGTCGAGCCAGGGCCGGGAGATGTATCTATCGCCCAGAAGAGTTGCCCCTGAAAATCTTGAAAGTATATGTCGTCGGGCTCAAAGTCAGGAAGACGATTAACTTTAAAAGAACTCACTACAAACTTGTACGTCGAAGCGTCGATGCTCAGCCAGTCGTTCGCGCCTTCAGCAGCATTAAAGCCTCGATGAAGGTAAGGATCTCCAGCATTGCTTGAGTCTGGGTTAGAAACTAAATTTAAAGTTTCTGAAGAAGAATTCCATGTAATTATGCCGTTGCTTGCCCACCAGCCATCGATGCGAGTAGGGTTAGTTTGAGCTGTGCCCGTGGAAAAATCCCACCTGTAAGCAGCCGGAAGATCTCTGCCGCTGATACCACCAAGAGGTCTGGGGTTGCGGAGAGCCTGAGGGTCATCAACTCTCACTCGACCCAGCATATTCTGGGGATGATCCGGATCCCAGCACTCAGGGCAAACCAGCAGATTCGTGGTGGCAAGATTGACAGTTTCAGTCTTCAGGTCTTTCAGGTTGTACCTGAAGCCGCATCTGTCACAGAAGCCAAAAGCCTTTCTGCCTTCAGCATACGAAGCCATTATTAGCTGTAGCCTCCGGGGTAGAGCCTGAAGGGAGCTTTCTCTCTGTCCTCTTCTGCTGCGTACTGGAACTGCTCGTCATATACCTGCTTGAGCATCTGGATTCGCTGTCCAGCCTCGGGCTTCTTGAGGGCGATGTTGTAGGCAAGACCGGCTACCAGGGCGGGCCAAAATCTATCCGGCACATCCGGGTCGTAGGTGCCGCCAGGGCCAGAGTCTTCCATGCGACGGATGTAGGTGTAGACAAGCTTTTGGGTGGCATCGTTGGGAACGGGCCACAGGTTCATCTTGATCTCGCCCTGCTGTCGATCGACGTAGATCTGAGTCGGTCTTCCCTTAGACAGCTTAGATGGGATGCTCATAAATGTACTTCTGGAAATTC